AGGTGGGAATTGAACCCACGATACTGGAGTCAAAGTCCAGTGCCTTAACCGCTTGGCGACTGCTCAATATATTTGCAAGCAAAATGGTTTCCGAAAAACTTGCAATGAATTTTCATTAAGAATTTAATAAAATTCCACCAGATGTTATTAGCATCTACGCAAGTCTGCTTTGATACATTTCATAACATCCTGCTTAAATTTACGAGAATATTCCTTCATTACATTTTCAAAATACTCTTTTTCAATCATTGAGTAATATGCATATTTACCCATCATTTGTTGGAGTTGTGGCAACTCCCAAACTTTACCGCTTAGCCTATCACACATATAATTAAATAATGTAGCTTTGAACTCTTTTTTATTCTTATGACCGACTGTAATGTCGCAATTTTGATTATACATAACACCTAATACGAACTGATTTCCACTTTTAAACTTTGTTTTTTCTTTCTCAATTGTAAACGGAGCATGAATTTGAGTCAGTGTCTCATGGATGAATCCAAGAACTTCATCTGGATTAAACTTTCTACGGTGTGAAACTTGTATATCATCGCTATATCGAGTATATATATAGTCTTTTTCACGGCATTTTTTTGTCATTATGTAGTCAAACGGTATCATCATAATATTAGTAAGCATTGGACTGATTGGAGTTCCTTGTGGCAAGCCCCCATTAAGAAAACATAAATCCAATGCCCTGCTTAAACACTCTTTTCCAAAATCTCGTTCAATAACTGCACTAAATGGAAATATTTGTGCCATCATAGACAT